GCAAAGAACATATCCAACTGTGCCTTGGGTTCTGCACTCCAACCAACGGCATCAAGTATTGGTTCAAGTGGGTCTACAAATGTCTTCTGGAATTGTAGACCATAGTCAATGTACTTGTCCAGTCCAAGTTCTCTAGGTAGGTGCAGGGGGAATGTTATCACATTCTCCTTGATAGGATTAGGTTGCTTGAGGTAAACGAATCGCACCTTGTCCCCTGCTTTAATCGGTTCAACATTCATGCCCTTGGTATGGTGGTTATAGAGTAACGCACCACGAGCATGGATGGGTGTTGCTTTCTTGTAAATAGTTGCGGAGTCTCTCCACTTAGATACTGCCGACAGTGACCTAGGAAAGGACACATCTTCGGCAGATAGTTTACTGAACTCATTACGGAAGTTTGCAATGAATGCTTGTGTCTCTGCTTCTGAACCACTTACAATAATATTGAATAGTTCTTTCATCTTGACACGACATGCTAGTGGTGTCGATGACTTGATTGCTTCGATACCCATCATCTTGAGTTTGGGTTCTTTGTATTGCACACCTTCTGAGTTGTGGACATTTAGAATGTATCTCTTCTTAGCAACCCAGATACCTCTGTCTGCGATTACCTCTCTACCCATCTCCATACGATTGACAAATGAGTTAGTGTATTCTGCTAGGTCAGCATAGGACTTCTCTAGAACTTTCTCAAAGTGTTCAGAAGATATCTTGTCCAGAAACTTCACTGGGTCTTTGGGGTCAAACTTCTTGACCAACTTAGACATGTTGATATACACTGAGTCAGTATCAATAGCAATCACATAGTCTTTCTCATCTGTACCCAGAAGTTTGTTCATCTCCTGATTGACTGCTCGTTCTGCCCACTTGATAGACAACTGTCCTGCCAGAGTGATAGACTCTGCAACTCTCTGGTCAAAGTATCTGAACCAACGGTTGCCCAATGCACCATACAATGAGTTCATCAAAATCTTAATTGCCATCTGTTGATTGTTCAGATTAGAGATACGATTAGACAATGCTTTGGTAGGAGTCTCCTCATACTCTTGTTGTGCCTTCAGCATCTCATCCTTGATGACTCTTCTCTCAGAATAGTATTGACGAATCACCGCAGGAATGATACCTTCCTTCTCACGAGTGAATCGTACACCACTGGGGGCAAGTGCATAGTTCTGGTCACTTGGTGTTTGCTTACGCAACATATGTTCTACAGATGTAGAGGTCAGACCATCGACCACAGTCTCAGGTGACATATTGTATTGTACAATAATATTAGGATACAGTGAGTTCAAGTCAAAGGATGTTACCCATTCATGAGAACCTACATGGGGTTCTTTGACATATCCACCTTCATACTTGGACTTACTCTTCTCTACTTTGGGTGGCACTGCGACTTGGAACTTGTTTAGGATACGGTAGATGATAGAGTCCCAGATAGCAGTAGTACCAAGAACATCTTCATAGTTGACACCACCTTTGTAGGCAAGAGTCATCGCAAGACTAATCAGTCCTAGTTTCTCTTCGAGTTTGTCAACCAAGTCTACATCACGAATGTTATACTCAATAAACTTCTGGTGGTCATTCTGATAGAGAGTGTGCAAGTCACCATACTCTTCATATGATAGTTTGCGTTCACCTAGTTCTACGAATGCAATGTTGTCCAGTCGATAGGATTCTTGTTGGGTGTAAGTAAACTTCTGATACAAGTCATAGTAATCAAGTTGAGCAATACCCATGAGGTCATAGGTGTCCACATCTCTGCGTCCCATCTTACCACGAACAGTACGAGGTGATACTACACCCCAAGGTGAGAATCTCTTGACGGACTCATCACCAATAACTTTTCTTGTTCTGTTAACAAGGTAAGGAATATCAAACTGCTTACTGTTCCAACCAGTAATCACATCTGGTGAACCATGCTTCTCCCAATACTTTAGAAAGGAGTCGAGCAGTTGTAGTTCATTCTCACACTTGTTGTATATCTCGTTGTCCTTGGGTTCATAGTCTCCTAATGCCCAGACACGGAAGTAATCTTCTTTGGATGATTTGATACAGATTGAGATGACTGGATGATTAGCAACATCTGGTTCAGGGAATCCTTGGTCAGATGCAACCTCAATATCGATAGTCGATACTACAATCTGGTTGGGGTCAAAACTGATATCATTGGGGAATGCATAAGTGATAAACTGATGCACCATATTGTTCATACCGTAAATCTTTACGGTGTCGATATTCTCATATCGTTTGATGAAGTCGGTGGCATCCTTCATAGAGTCCAACTCTAGAGGGGCAACCTGTTTACCTTCTAAGGTAGACCAGTCTCCCTTGCCATCGACAAATAATGTGGGTTTGAACGGAACTCGTTTCTGTATTCTCTCTGCACCATCATACCCACGATAGAGTATACGGTTACCATACCGTTCAACGGATGTATAAAATTTCATGTTTACCTCATGCTATAGTGGTCTATTATACTAGACCCAAATGAAAATGTCAAGCGTTACATGCCAAATATGTTGTCCAGACCATACATTACTGCACCCATCAATCCTAGTGTTAGGAATTGAAGGACTGATGCTATTGCTACAATTATCAATCCTCTGTCTGCCCACCATTTACCTTCGGTCTCATGCCATTCTTTTATTTGCTCTGGTGTTGCGTCTTTATATTTTTTCATAGTTTCTTAAAGAAATAATGCAGGTTGTGTTTCCTAACATAGTTATGATGATTCTGCGTCAATCCTAATTCTTCACTCCAACATTGTGTACTAGGAGTATTCATATAAGGTTGTGTACTTCTTTTGAAGTTCGTTGTCTTAAACATTTCTTTATCAGTCCTTCCATATCCCAGTTTCTCATGGTCATTAAAAGGTTGTAGAAACGAATACAATCTACAGTTGTAGTCTCGTTTTGATAAGTAGTGTTTAGCATACAACTTATATAATTTCTCTGCCATCAAGTAAGGCCCACAGTTCACTGGAACTCTGTTCTCTCTTGTTAGTTGGTCATACATCCATTGTGCAGAATGCTTGTTATAAGAATAACAAGACATATACAATCCTAAATTAGCATGTGCAATGTCATGCTCTAACATGAAATCATATGCTTTCTCAAAATCATCTGCATCTAATAGATATGCATCATGCTCCATAATAAAGAATCTATCTTCATATCTTTGTCTACGCATAAGTTCCCAATGGGAACACATACCTGACATTTCTGTCTCGTGCATTGGTTTAGGTTCTCTTTTATTAAGACCATCAATGGTCGCAAGAGACTTTTGCCAAAAATAATCGTTCTTAACAGTGTGAAGAGTTTGGGGTGTAATACATTGTGTCGGTATAATATCAAGTATACCTCTTTGTATTACAGGTTTGAAACTATCAATGGCAATCTCACAGTATCTCACGGACACTGGATTGTCAAAATCAACTAACATATATGCTTTCATATCATTATATAGAGTGGGGGAGAGTTGCCCCTCCCCCTGATTTGATTTAACCCAGTGGGGTGAAAAGCGGTTTCATTGCTACACCCATGAGTGCTATGCACCCAACAAGTAGTAGTATGTGTGCCACGCCATCGCTACCCCCTAGGGTGTCGATGAGTTTCTTCATTTCGTTCCTCGTATTAAGAAATTTTTATCTTACGAGGCTGCTTCTCTTTTGGGATTTCTAACTTCAGAGTTACTGCAAGGATACCGTCCTTGAGAGTTGCACCAGTTACTTGGACATACTCACTAAGTCTGAACTGCCGTTTGAAGTTTCGTGTACTAATGCCACGATGTATTACTTCACGGTCTCTGGACTCATGTTTACCAGATATGGTAAGAGACCTTTCCTTTTGCTCTACATCTATTTCAGATTCAGCAAACCCTGCAACTGCGACTTCGATGATATACTCATCATCCGATTCCTTCACAACATTGTGAGGGGGATAATGGTCATTTGCGTGTTTAGTTGCGTAATCGAGTTCCTGCAACATATGGTCGAAACCAATAAATGCAGACCTAGGGAAAATACTTTTTCCAATTTCTAATTTTGTCATGTCGCTCTATCTCCTATTTTTAATTTAGCAAGATGAAATGGGACTCACACCTGTGACATCCCTACTATTATATATAAGGATTAATTTTTTTATTTCAAGCTATTATTGAAAAAAAGTTGTATTTTTTTAAATAAACATTGCAGGGTCAGAGTCAGCATCACTTTCAAATGCGAATGAGCATGTGAGTCGTGACATCTTCGGAGACAACTGATGGTATGTCCCACGAGGAATCCAAACTGCATCGCCTGGTTTCATTATCTTGAAATCGTCATCATCACTATCCTTATCACTCTTTCCAATACGGATTGGTATCTCACCCAGAACTTGGACTAAGAATACATCCATACTGTCTTTGTGCCTTGGATAGGAATCATGACTCTTGCCGAATCCAGTAAAGGCAATATTCGTTATATGCGGTTGTCCTTTATCATACTTATCTTTTTTAGGAGCAGTCGGTATAAAAAAGTTATGTAAGTCATCATGCACTTGTTTACAAAACAAGGGTGCAGAAGGTCTCTTGTGGAAAGAGTTCATTGCAAATCTTTGCTTATCTCTATTCCAATCGTGTAATTCTTCAGGGTGAGTATCAACCAGACGCATGTGTGCGTCCCAGTCATAGTCTCCTACATCAACATTAGTCCACCAGTGCTTCTTGTCACGGATGTCTAGTACATGACTATTAAAGTCTACTTGTTGCCAATGTTGTATTTCGGACATAACTCCCACTGGTCTTTCTCCTTAAATCCTATAATCTTTATTTGTCTCAAAGGAGCGCAGTCCTTTGCTACTTCACCGTTTTGGATTTCTAGTAATCCCCAGTCGGATAGCAATGTTGCTATTGTATTTCTTCTCTGCATGTCTGACTCTTCAAGGTTTGCTTTTTTCCCATCAAGCATGAATAGTTCCTTGAAATGTACAATGTAGTATCGTCCCTGCTTGTGCAGGATATGACATGATTGAAAAAGTTTATTGTCTCTCTTTGATGCAACACCTATCCTTGTAAGTGTCTCTCTGACTTTGAGAAAGTCATCTGGTTCTGCTAGAGTGACCTCTAGCATTGTCGCAGGACTCCATGTAACTAAATTATTTTCTTCCACCTTTGTTCACCTTTTTTTCTAATTCTTTAATATGTTGAGGTGATAAAAGTGGTAGGATTTGCTCTGCTTTCTCATTGCTATATCCATAGTATGCCTTCACCACATCAATTGCATTATGTGTTTCTGGTTTTAACCATTTAGAAAACCTTTTTCGTTTCCTAATGATATTTATAAGAAATGAGAATTGTAGACGGTTGTCTAGGTGGTGTGAGATGTTCATCTCATTAGCAAGAATAGCAGTATCTCCAAAGTAGGAAAGACTACGATTAACCAAAAAAGAATTATAAACACCTTCGTCTTCTTCAGTTTCCATAATGTCTTTTTTAGTGTAGTTAATCGCATTTACATAATCAAAAGGTTTAGTCATTCTTCGTTCTTTATAAGTATTAGTTGAGGTTTATCGTGTGGAACTTTCTCTACCATTATACCACACTGTTGAAGGAAAGTCAATCCTTCTTCGGTTTTATATGTTTGGTCATAGACCACTCTGATGATTCCTGACTGGTAGATGAGTTTTGCACAGTTGAGACAGGGGGCGTGGGTGCAGTATAAAGTTGCATTCTCCGCCGACTCTGTGCTAGACGCAATCTTTGCAATAGCATTCGTTTCTGCATGTAAGACCTCTGGTTTGGTTGTATTCCACGCATCTTCACAAGTGTTGTCCCATCCAGTGGGCATACCATTGTATCCTATGGATATGATGCGATTCTCTTTTACGATTACTGCTCCGACCTGAAGTCTAGTAGCAGATGATAATGTAGCATACACATGAGCAGTTGCCATATGTGCATTGTCCCACTTAGTCCATTTCTTCAAAGGGTAACTCCATTTGATGAGGTGTCCACTTACCCTCAACTTTGGTTAATGTCATGAGTGGTTGTTTTTCCATCGGATATGATTTGTTGACTAATACAACAAAGTCATCTGTTGCTTTATCTCTGCGTTGACCGAAGTCATCGTAGTACCAAAGTCTTTCTTCTGGGATGTGTTCTTTATCTGAAACGAGAACATACTTCATATTTGCTCCTTACCAATGTCTGATAACACCTGCCAAAATAAAGAAGCAGGTGATGAAGTTAGTGCCAACAATCACTGTGCGGATAACGGTGATAATATTGTCATATGGTTCAGTCTTGTCATCGGAGTAACCCCCTAATGCATACTGCCATACTCTCCAGTATTTATAAAAATTCGACATTTGCCATTACCTCTGTTAGACATGCTACTAGATTTAATTCATGGTCTGCAACAAATGCATTCTTGTATTGATAGTCAGCAAGGATTAGAATAATCTGCGGAATACTCTCTGGTGCAATCTTACCGTCAATAGTATCATAGATACCACGGAAGACAGACGCAGGTTCTAGGTCAATGTTGTTGACCACCCACTGACGCATCTTTTTGAAGTCCTTGTTTTTAAGATGAGAGTATAAGTCTGAATACTGACTATTGTCTACAATCAATACATCTGAATTGATACTACCACCAATAGATGCTCTCTGTAATTCATTCAGTACCCTACGGAAGTCAGGGTAGTGTTTAGTAATGAGTTCAGCAAGAACCTTTGGATTGTAGTTGACACCCTCACCCTGTAGGATAGTATCACATCTTTTCATGAAAGACTCAGCAAGGACTGCACGGTCTTTGCCACTTGATACATTGAACTCATAGACACCACAACGAGAGTGTAGTGGTTCAATCACACGGTTCTTGAAGTTACAGGTAAGGATAAACCTACAGTTGTTACTGAACTCTTCAATGAATCCACGCAATGCAGGTTGGGTTGATTGGGGGTTTAGGTAATCTGCTTCGTCTAAGATTACAACTTTGTAACCCCCAGAAAGAGATACGGAAGAAGCAAACTGTTTTATCTTACCACGCAGGGTATCGATGTTACCCTCTTCACTACCATTGATTACAATGTAGTCAAGTCCTAGTTCATTACATATAGCACGAGCAACGGTGGTCTTACCTAGACCTGCCGTACCAGTAAATAACATGTTAGGGATTTCACCAGAATCTATAATGTTCTGGAAGGTTTGCTTGAGTTCTTTTGGCAGAATAGTATCTGCAATAGTTTGTGGTCGATACTTCTCGACCCATAGAAATTCATTCATAATAATCCATTATAACACAATAATGACCCTTCTGTCAACAAGAAAGTTGAGAGGGTGGACGGAAAGGAGACATCCACCCTCTCTAGACAGATACCTAGGAATCGGTATTGTCTAAACCTTGCGAAGACTGGTACTCTTCGACCAGTTGCACTATCTGCACTGCTTGGTCTCTTAACTGACCAATAGTGGATAGTTCCTCACCTTTAATTGCTCCCCTCTGAACAATGGTATCAATTACTGCCACACATGAACGAGCAACACGGTTACTCAAATCATAGATTGCACTGTGGTCTGGTGCTTTTGCTTCTGCTTTTGCCATCTTATACTCCGTAAGTCGATGTTTTTTCTAGTGCAATAAAGTATTCAGTAGCAGACTGTTTACTCTTGAATTGCGATATTAACTTAGATGAAATGCTTACATCAAAGTCTTCGTTGATAACTTTTAGGTTACCAACATTCAGAACAAAGTTGAAGTCAACTCCTTCTGGATACTCTCCTTCCACATCAATTGCGAAAGTATTTGAAGTCGCATCCTTACTGTCTTGAACAGACAAAGTGATTGCTCCATCGGATGGAGTAATTGTTATCTCATCATGACCCAAGGCGGCGGATGCTCTCTTTATTTTACTGAGTGTATCAGTATCTAGGGAGAACATAACTTCTGCTTCTGGCATGTTGACTGACTTGCTAGGTGTAGTCAACATCTCTGGGTCTGAGAAGAAATACTTCACAGATGAACGACCAGTGTTATCAGAGACAACAACATAGTCAGACTCAAACCTGAGTGTTGGGGATTGAACCAAAGACAAGACATTCAGAAACTCATTCAAGTCATAGATGCCAAAAGTCTGTGGGAAGTCCTCAACAGTCTCAGTAGATGAAAACAGATTTCGTGCTACCGAAATAGTTTTCAGGGTATTACCATTCTCAACCACAATGTTAGGATTGATGGTGGCATAGTTTTTCAATATATTAATAGTGCTATCGGTTAATTCCATAATATTCACCTTTCTCCAATTTAACGCATACTATAACAGATGTCTCAACTAAAGTCAAGCTTTTATTTTAGAGAAGTTTCGTTCCTTCACAAATTCTACTTTGCGAGAGAAGTGTGCATCCTCTAACTCTGATTTATGCGAGATGATAAAGACATTAGTATCCTCAGACAGACTGCTAATAATCTTCATCAAGTTTTCAATACCATCTTCATCTAGGGACGAATCAAAAGTCTCATCCAATAGAAGTAGATTGGTTGCCACACTGTTCTTCATCTTGGCAATCTGTCTCCAACAGAATAACAGTGACAAGTCGATTCTTTGTTTCTCACCTTCAGAGAATGAATCGTAAGAGAATGCGTCACGATGTCGTGAACGGATAGTCTCTTCGAATGCTTCATTCAAATT